GGAAAATCTGCAGAATTAAAAGCAATTATTTCTAATGGAAAAATTGAAGATGTTATTGTTGTAAATCAGGGTGAACAATACAATTCATTACCTGATATAACAATTACATCAACTGGTACAGGCACAGGTGCTGTTGTAAGACCTGTTATCAGTAATGGGGTTATTACAGACACAATCGTCATAAACTCTGGTATAGGTTACAGTAGTTTGACTACAGAAGTTCGTGCTGAACAGACTGGTAAGAATGGATTAATGGGTGCAAGGGTTAGATCACTTACAGTAAACACATCAGAGAGATTTGGTGATACTAATCTTACATCTAGAGAGAATTCATTAACATTTGGTATATTAGGATATTCACAATCAACTGCATCAAATCTTGAAAAAACTTTTGATATTAAGAATAATGGTGAATTTGATAAAATAAATGCACACTCACCTATCATAGGTTGGGCTTATGATGGAAATCCAATATATGGACCTTTTGGATATTCTGATCCTGATAATATAAACTCATCTTTAAAAATAATTGCATCATCATACAAGAAAGATATATCAAAAGTTGCTAATAGACCTGCTGGATTTGACGAAGGATTTTTTGTAGATGATTATGTTTATGATGGAACTGGGGATTTAGATATTCATAATGGACGTTTTTGTAAAACTCCTGAGTTTCCAAATGGAATATATGCTTACTTCAGTACAGTAGGTTTAGCAACAGGTGGATTTACAAATAATGGAGTATCACTAAGTAACAAATTAGTTGGAGTATACCCATATTTTATAGGTAATTCTTATAGATCACCAGTTATAAATGATAACTTAGTATTAACACATGATTTTAATTTCAATAATTCAAATTTAGTTAGAAACACTAAACCATATAATGTTGGAGAAGAGTTTGCTGACAACGATTTCATAGAAGAATCAAGTGAGTATATAAGACAGATATCAAATATTGAAGCAGTAACTAAAGGTGGAATTGATAATATAACAATTTTAGATGGTGGTACAGGATATAAAGTTGGAGATCTAACATCATTCAATCATGATGATACAAATGGATCTGGATTTAGTGCTGAAGTATCTGAAATAGTTGGTATTGGAGTATCTAAAATTGAAACTACTCTCACTAGATTTAATAATGTAGTATTCACATGGAATAGTAGTAAACAGGTTCAAGCAAATTATCTCCCATTTGTAGAACTTAATGATAAAGATTCAGTCTTTGTTTCTGGATTAAGCACATCCGTAACGAATTTAACAAATTCATTTAGTATTGGTGTAAGTACTGATACAGTATCACTAGGAAAATCAATGACCGTTGGTAATTCAAGTGGTTTAGTTCAAGATATATTTGTTAATAAAATACCATCTACAGTTTCTGTTGGTGGATCAATAAGAATAGGTGTAGGCAGTTCTACTGAAACACTTAAAGTTCTTAATATTTTTGATACTAATAAGGTAATAAGAGTATTCCGAAACGTTGGTGTTGCACATACCTTTGGTTCTAATGTTGATATATTGAACAATAGATTTACAATTCCAGTAAAAACAGATAAATTTGTTTCTAAAGTAAATGATATTGTTTATTTCAATGGAGTTCAATCTGTTGGTGTAGGAACTGATAATGTTGGTTACACAACCAATTACTACATTGGTGAGACAGTAACACAAACTTCTATACCAGAAAGAGCGATTTATTTACCTAATCATCCATTTGTTACAGGTCAAGAAGTAACTCTTGCTAGACCTAATGTACCTAACGCAGAATTTGACGTATCACCTAATGATAGTTCAGTTGGATCATTTGAATTACCATTTACAGGACAAACATCTACAGATGTTTTTGTAATTAAGAAGGATGAGAATTATATTGGTTTAGTTACAACAAGAGCAGGAGTTGCTAATACTAGTGATGGTTTATATTTCTTAGGCAATGGTATTTCAGGCATTGGTTCTGGATTGTATAATCTTACATCAAAACATGTTCAAGTTCTTGGTGATATTGATAAAGTTACAAGTACAATTACCACTAAAATAGGTGCTGCAGAAACAACAACACACAATTTACAAAACGGTGATGTAGTATCAATGAATGTGGTTCCTAACCTTTCTGTTGGTATTGGAACAACGACACCAATTTCTGTTAGATACAATTCAGAATTTGAAAAATTAGTTATAAATCCTATCACTTTTGCAAGTTCAGATGTAGAGGCAAATAGATTAGACTTACAAGATCATGGATTCAATACTGGAGATAAGGTTTTATATGATGGTTCTGCAACAGGATTATCAACAGGAACATATTTTGTTTATAAAATTAGTGACAGATATTTCCAATTAGGACAGACACTTAGAGATGTAACAGTAAGTCCTATAAACATAGTATCAATTACAGCAAATTCTGGTGGTGCAAATCAATCAATAGCACCTATAAATCCTAGAATATCAGTTGTTAAAAATCAAAAATTAACATTTGGTTTATCAAGCACTACTTTGGCTGATTTTGATTTTAAATTATTTTACGATCAAGGATTAACTAATGAATATTTAAGTTCACAAGATACAACTGACTTTAATGTTGTTGGAGTTGGAACTATTGGAATAGGAACTTCACCAGATAGACCAATAGTAGGTGCTGCTTTAACAGTTCAATATTCTGTATCTTCACCTGATAGATTATATTATGGATTATCAAAAGGTGGATATATTAGCACTGCTGATACTGAAGTTCCAAATTATGGAGAAATATTATTTGTTGATAGCATATACAACGGAGAATATAATATATCTGGAGTTACATCCGAAACATTTAACATTTCACCAAAAGTTCCAGAGTTCTTAAGATATTCTGAAATTGATTGTGAAAAATTAGAATATTCAACCAAATCAAGTAATGTTGTAGGTTCGATAAAAGAATTTAGAATTTTATCATCTGGATATAACTACAAAAAATTACCACAATTTAATAGTATATCAAGTATTAATGGAACAGGAGCTAATATAAAGAGTTCATCAGATACAATAGGAAAGATTAAAAAGGTAAGAATTGTTGATGTTGGGTATGAATATTCTGCAGATAAAACTTTAAGTCCAGAGGCATTCATTGCTCCTGTTGCAAACATTGATAATTTAGATACTGTCACTGATGTTGAAATTATTAGTGGTGGTAGTAATTATTCAAGTGCACCTAATTTAATAGTTTTCAATCCAGTTTCAAATATTGTTGTTGATACTTCATCATTACAAGCAATTGCACCTAATCAAACTGTATCCAGTGTTAATTTGATCGCACCAATTAATGGATTAGACTCTGTTAACCATAAAGTTGTTGCTGTAAATAATTCTAATGGTGTTGGAATAAATTCTGTAACCTTATCAGAATATCCAAATGCTGGAGTAGTAACTTGCTTCCTTGAAACTCCCACAAATGGGTTTGTGAGCGAACCATTTGCTATTGGAGACAAAGTGTTTGTTGAAGGTTTATTACGTGTTGGAGAGGCAGGAATAGGTGCTACACAGGGCGGTATTACAACTAATACTACAGTCACTGGTGATGGATTTAATTCTGAAAATTATAATTACCAATTCTTCGATGTTCAAAATTATATTGCTGGTACACCATCACAGTTAGTATTCAGTTTAGCTGGTGTAACTACAAATCCAGGTATTGCAAAAACATTCCAATCTGGTTATGCAACTTTAATAAACAAAAATAATTATCCAGATATAAAACCAGTTCAAAGTAGAGGTGTATTTGAACTTAATGAAAAATTAAATGTAGGAACTGAAAAAACTGACCTTATAGTAGTTGAGATAAGAGATGATTATATAAAAATTGATGGTTTGTTTGATGTTAAAAAGGGTGATAGGGTAACAGGAACTATAAGTGGTGTTTCTGCTGAGATACTTTCATTGAATAAAAATAAAGCAAAATTCAAAATTGATTTCTCAAGTAGACAAGAATATGGTTGGTTAGATGATACAGGAAAATTAAGTGAAGATTATCAAGTTATTCCAGATAATGATTATTATCAGAACTTATCTTATTCAGTTAAGAGTACTATAGAATGGGATAAATTTGTAAATCCTGTAAATCGTTTACTTCATCCAGCTGGATTAAAAAACTTTGCTGATACCTCAATAGAAAATAATGTAAAAGTTGGTGTTGGAACAACTACTAGTTCTCTATCAACAATTATACTTGATGTTGTAAATGAAAATAATAGAGTTGATGCAATAAACAATTTTGATTTTGTTAAAGATTATGATACTTTAAACAATAAATCTAAAAATTTACAATTTACAAATAAAATTTTAACTGATTTTTCAAGATGTATTAGTAACAGAGTTTTATTACATGATGATATAAGTTCTGAATTTTCTAGTGTTGGATTCTCTGCGAATAATAGCGTAGTTGAAGCATTGGATGCTGATTTTGGAAATTATTTAATTCAAATAGTTGACCCTGATACATTTGATACTCAATTTAGTGAAGTTGTTGTTTTAACTGATGAAGATGATGTTATATTATTTGACAAATCTAATGATTTTACAACATCTAAGTTAGGTGATCTTAAAACTGAGATAACATCTACTGGAACTAAAAATTTATTATTTGAGCCAGTAGATAAGTTTACAAAAGATCATGATATAAAAGTATTAAAAATAGACTTTAATACAGATTTAGTTGGGATTAATACTAATACTGTTGGTAATACAAAACTTACAGGTTCAAATATTAATGTTTCTGCTGGAACAACAGTATCAATCGCAGAATTTTCTAAGACTGATTTCAATGCATTATATGCAAACATTTATGTTGAAGATACTGCAACCAAAGATGTTAATTACAATGAAGTAATAGTTGATTTTGATGGAACTGATACCTCAATTTCTCAAATTTATGTTGATAAGAAATTATCAAGTAGTCAAAGTGCTGTTGGAATAATTACAGCAAAATTTGAAAATGATTTAATTAAATTACAAATTAATGATAATACTGGAAATGGACTAGAAGCAAGGACAAATATAGTTGGATTAGGAACAACCACTGCTGGTATAGGCACATATCGTTTTGCTGTATCAGATCAACCTGCAGGTGCAGAAAGAAGTGCAAGATTACAATCTGGATATGCTACAGGAACTGCAAGCACAATTACATATGCAACTATAAACAAAGATATTGATAGTTCAGTTAAATCACTCGTAAGAGTATCATGTGGTGAAACATCTGCTGTACATCAAATTATTGCAATTCGTGATGCAGATGATATTTTAACAGTTCAATATCCATTTGTATCAATGGGTTCAACAACTGGTATTGGAACATTTGGTGGTGAAATAACTGGTAATGATATAAATTTACGTTTTTATCCTGATGCTGAATTTACATCTTTAATAGAAGTTCAATCATATAATCAAATTTTCTATACAGCAAATGATTTTGATAATACTCCACCAAAATTATCATACGGAACTGTATCCCAAGAATTATTCTTATCAACATATGATGGATTAGAAGGAAGAAGAGCAAATAAAACTAAATTTGATCTAAAATTTGACGGTACACCAATCTACTCTAAGACATTCAATCCAAATTCTGGAATTCTTAGCACTTCAACTGGAATATTCACAATACCAAATCATTTCTTTAATACTAACGAAGAATTGACATATGCAACTGGGTCATCATTTATAGGTGTTGCAGCAACTGCATTATCAATAGGTTCAACTGCCAATACTGCAGGTGTGGTAACTACTATTCTTCCAACAACAGTTTTTGCAAAAGTAATTGATGAAAATAAATTCCAATTATTCTCAAGACCTGAATATGTATCTTCAGGTGTTGCAATAACATTTACGGGAATAGGCACAGGTAATGCTCATAAGTTGAGTATGAACAAACAACTTACTAAAACTATTATTGGTTTGGATGGTGTTGTTCAGCAACCAATCTCTTTTACATCAATCGCACATACACTAGATGCAAGCATAACTGCAACAACTACTCAATTTGTTTTAAGTGGAATAGGTTCTATTCAACCAAGTGATATTTTAAAGGTTAATGATGAATATATGAAGATCACACAAGTTGGTCTTTCTAGTTTAGCAACAGGTACAATCAATGATGCAGTAGATGTTGCTGCTGGTATCGCAACTCTTCCCGTAGTAAAAGTGGAAAGGGGAGTTCTTGGTGTTGGTGCTACATCCCATGCTGCAAATGATAATGCTAGAGTTCATAGAGGCTCATTTAATATTGTTGAAAGTTCTGTTTACTTCATAGAACCTCCAAAAGGAAATACTAGATCAAGAAGAACAGAAACTAATTTACCATTCGTAAAGGCAGACTTTAGCGGAAGAACATTCCTAAGAAGTGATTATACTACAAATATGCTGTTTGATGATATATCAGATGACTTTACTGGTATAGGTAAAACATATAGTTTAACTGTTGGCGGAGCAAATACATCATCAGGAATAGGCGTAGGCAATGGCGTTCTGTTCATTAATGGAATATTCCAAACACCACTAACAACAAATAATGATGGACATAATTATGAATTTATTTCAGATACAACTGCAGGATTATCAACTGTACAATTTACAGGAATAACTTCTGAGAATGGACAGTTCATTGTATCAGAATCAGATATTAATCAAAATCAAGTTCCAAGAGGTGGTTTAATTGTATCATTAGGATCTACACCTGGTCTCGGATATGCTCCTTTACAAGGTGCAAAGGCATCATTGTTCAAGAACTCTGCTGGTGCTATCACTAGTGTTGTTGGTATTGCAACAACGTCAGGTGTTAATTATGGTATAAGCACTGCTGCATACGATAATATTACAGGTATTATTACTGTCACAACAGATAAAGTTCACGGGTTCTCATTAGGAAGACCAAACACTGTTCAATTAAAAGGACTAGAGTTTGTATGTCCGAAGACTGTCGTTGGACAACCTACTAATGCTACTTACGATGGTGTAACTGGTATCTCTACAATTACAATTGCAAATCATGGGTTAGTAAACGGTGATGCAGTTATTCTAGAAACAGGTTCAATATGCTTTACTTGTACAAAAGATAGTAATAATTCAACTCATTGTTATCCTCGTGCAACAGACCCTGCAGCAAATCAATATTTGACAGTAAGTAATGTAACTACAAATACATTCCGAGTTAATGTTGGTGCATCTAATCCAGGTGATGTTTATGCCCACACCTTTGTTTCAGCAACTGCTACTGCGGTCAAGACAATTGGTGGTGGTGGATATGTTGGAGTTACAACTACAATCTTCCAAGATCATGACAGACCTCTGTTCCTTGTAGGAATAGTTTCTGAGAGAACATTTGAAGTTCAAGCAGGAGCAAGTACAATTCCTCATACCTATCAAGGTGGTGGACATGCATTTGAATATTTTGCAGATAATACATTTGGTTCAGGATATAGAGGTGGCACTGTCTCAATTGGTGTAACTGACCAAGCATATGTTCATAGATTTGTAAGTGCTGGTATTGGTTCTATCAGAAAGACTACTTTCAATGGAACTCAATATACTGCTACAAATGCAGATTATGAGTCACATAGTGGACTTCTTAAATTAACCATTCCTGGTCATAATCTTACAACAAGTGATACTGTTGGTATTGATACTGGTGGATTAGTGTTCAAGTGCTCTAAGGATGGCTTCTTTGGTAATCATCCATATCCAAG